CCGCCACCACCGCCACCACCACCTCCTTCACCGCCACCACCACCTCCGTCCTGTTCGGGAGATTTGGATTGCGAAACATTGTGTTGTAATCCTTACGCTGGATGTATACCATTAGGATTAGCCGCTATAGTTTCCGTAAATACCCCATGCTCAAATTATGCTGGTGATTATGAAGGAAGCAATGGTACTCTAATATGGTGCTGTGATGGTATTGGCGTCGCTAGACCTACCGGATATTGTTGTAATCAAAGTAATATGTATTAGTTGGTGTATTAAATAATACTCTATCTTATAATATTTTATTAAAGGTTTATTATGAACGAAAATATTATCGATTTTTGGCAAGTAGTTGCAACCACAAGTTTCGGAATAGTCGTGACACTTATAGGATTTTGGGTAACAGTAGGAAAAAATATGGCCACAAAAAATGATGTTTTGCGCATGATAGAAACTCAAAGTCCATACTCTCAAGATCGTCAATTTATTATGGAAAGATTAGCGGCTAATAAAGAAAGTCAAGCAGCATTCGCCAGTGCATTACAACGAAATACAGAAGTTATGAATGAACTAAAAATTCAATTAGTCACACTAGGCAAAACACTAGAGGCACTAGAAGAAAGAATAGAAAGGGCATAATATGGCAAATGATATTGGTTTAGCAAATAGTGGAGAGGCTATAAAACACGGAACTCTTGTAATAGCACCATCTCCGTTCACAGATAGTTTTCAATATCAAAACGTTAATGTTTATAATAAACCAGTTATTACTGATATAGAAAATAAATATGATGAACGATTTGATGATATTAGTTACTACACAATAGGTTCAGGAACTCTCTAAGATTTAATTATGGCTGTTTTTAAAATTAACTTAAATAAAGTATTAAATAGTGGTGGGTCTATCAAGGTTAGAAAATCAGATGAATCTGTTACGCCCACACCAACTCCGAGTCAAACCACAATAATTACGCCTACACTAACTCCAACCACAACGACCACTCTTACGCCCACGGCTACTCCAGCAGCACAAAACAATTTATCATTTTCTAATTATTACAAGGCATCTGCTGACAACGTAAATCCATTCCCAGATCAGTACAGCGTGTCTGGTCAGGGAACGTCGGGCAGTCCCATGACTGTCACTGTAGGAGGTGGAAATCCATTAACAGACGACGAGGATCATCGCGTGTGGCTGTTGGTCAACCAGACTGGGACGCTCTCTTGGTCTATATCACTTTCTGGCAGCGATTATCAGGGCGAAGCAAGACTGTTTCGTCATGCTGGAACACCTAGTCAGCATGGATGGTCAAGCAGCTCCACTATCTCTGGCGGCACTGCGATATCTAATGTCGCCATTGGTGGTAGTACGCTGACCGGCACTGCCTCTGTGACTGCTGGTGAGTATTTAGTCATTCGCTGGATGGAAGATGAACGGGTTGGTGGTCAAAATCCTACCGCTACAGCGATATTATCAATAGCAAGCATAACCACCACAACAACGCCCACGACTACTCCCACAACAACACCAACAGGCACTACAACAACAACCCCAACAGCAACACCAACGACAACCCCCACCACTGCGACACAATTTTCACCAATGGCAGTTATGCTAACAACGGGTTCTTCATATACAATACCAACTGGTGCTACCAATATGAAAGCATGGGCTATTGGAAGTGGTGGGAATTACGGCAGAAGCGCTGGCGGAACAGCGTATAAAACATGGGTCGTAAACGGCGGTTCTTCTATTTCTTACAGCGTAGGAGCTGCTGTTAGTAATACCAATCTTGATGCGCCCGGTAATAATACAACAGTAACATATAATGGAACGACTATTACTGGATTTGGTGGCGGTAGAGCAAGCAATGGAACTCTCAAATATAACGGTGGAGAATTTTCTGGCGGAGACGGTGGAGCTATAGGAGGATCAATACAATATTTGGGTAACGGAATTTGGGCTGCGGGGGCGGTTGGTGGAAATACCTCACAAAATATTGGACTAGGATATATAGTATTTAAAGCAACAGATGTAGATGGTCTATTTGCCGTATTAAATCTATTAGGAATAGACCCAACCACAAATATAGAAAATATTAAGCCTAGTAATCCAAATGTATTTGGTGCTGGTAGTCATTTTGATAAGTATGGAGGATTTATCTCTGGCGGTATAGGCGGCGGTAATGGAGGATACTTTACAAATGAAACTAGAGAAACTGGAGCAGTAATACTTTACTTTACATAATTATGGCAAACATATTAACAAGCCCGAATGGAAATAGTATAATTCTAATTCCTCGCAGTGGATCGCACTCAATAGCAATGGCTATGTTACAGTCCTTTTATCCAGATATAGAAATAACAGATTCATATCATCCTGCTTATTTTTATCCAATTAGCCAAGACAATGGTCAAAAATGTGTTATTGTTAGAAATCCAATTGAAAGATTTCGATCTATGGTGGCTCATAGAAATAGAACAGTTGAAGAACAATTAGAAAATCCAATATACGGTTGTGAGTTCTGCCATATTACAAATTATGACAGAGCATTTTTATTTGAAACGCAACTACAAGACTGTGCAGATTGGCTTGGGATTACCGTGCCATTACCACATTTGGATGCTAGTGAAAATAAGCCCGTTTTAACAACAGAACAAGAAAATAGAGTTCGTGAAATATATGCAATAGATATTGAATTATGGGAGTCATTACAGAACGAATAATTAAATTAACTAAAAGGTTAAACAAACCTGTTTAAAAATTGTTAAACTTTTAACATGTAAGCTACTATAGATAGTAAATAAATATTTATAAACCCAACCTAAAAGGAAATAATCATGCCAGTATCTACAACAGATGTTGTTCAAAATGTAACAAGTTCAGAAACCATAAGAAACGGTGTTTTTGTAACGTCGTGTTTCGCAACAGGTGAATATCACACAATTAGCACAAGCACAGATAGTAATTTTGTTAATTTTGATGTAAGTTTAACCTATGACCAATTAGAAGATAAGTATACATCTAGATTTGATAAAATATCATATTACAATGCCGTTGATGGGGGTTCTCCATGAGATATAGTTTTTATTGTGCATTATGCTTTTTAATAACTGGTTGTTCTACTCAATATTCTTGTGATATTGATGTTGCGTTTAGCAATGTTACACCAATGGTAGAAGAAGCAAATGCGGCATTTGATAAGGCTGAAAAGGAATTGTTAAATATAAAACCAGATGATATTGTTAGGCCAGATCCAGATATTAGTAAATGCCCATGCAAAGGAAGTGGTGTAATTACACATGGCGATGGACATCAAACACAATGCCCGTATCACTCAAAAACGATGAATATTTTAAAGAGGTAACAAATGGAACTAGATTTTTACACAAGGATAGGATTACTACTAGCAGGGCTGCTACTTCTTTTATTTGTAAATGTTGATATAACATATGTTTTATCAAGATTACTATTTCGTAAAACAGTCTCAGAAAACACAACTAATGAAAAAGAATTTTTAAACATGGTTAATTTATGGTATAAGCTTAAAGAAGCTTGTGAAAAACATGGATTTATAGACGCAAGTAATAAATTAGACGAAGTGTTTCCACTATTAAATGATAGGTCGCCTAATGATGAATAAAAAATTTGCTAACATTATAGCGGTATTAGCTATTATAATTGCTATATTTCCTGCTATTAAATTACCTATACTTCCTTTACCAACTCCACAACCTTCTATCAATCTTGATGTTAATAAGCCAGATCAAGATATACTAAATAAAGTCAATGCGATTAACTTAATTGTTACCAACAGAGAAGATAGAATTAAATTAGCCGTATTTAACTATTGTTTTAGTAAAAGGCTAAAGGGTTATAACACAGACACACAAAAGCTAAATGACATTTACGTTAAAGCAGCCGCATATTATTTTGGTGAAACGATGAAAGATAAATACAATAATCTGGATGTAGAATTAACTAAAATGTTTGTAGATATTTTGGGAGACAAAAATCATATTCTAAGCGAAGATGAAAAAGTACAATTACATAATACTTTTGGAGGTCTTGCTTGGAGTCTAATTCAATGATAACATTACCTATTAGAGATATAAAAAAAACGCTAGATGAAATATTTTCTAATTCTGGATATTCATTTAAAGACTTCTCTATAAAACTACCACAGCCATTGAACATGACTTTTGGTACTGTTGATGGTGACAAAATATCTCTCAAATTTGTTAATAAACTACCAATTATTAGTTGGAAAAAACTTATCACTATATCCGCATCTATCCAAGAAATAATCCTTGGTAATGATGGCGGAATTATAAGAATTAAGTACTTTCCAGATTTGAAATTTAAGTATACGGAAGATGTTGATGGTGTTACTTTCTTTAATTATGGCATAAATTTTAATGACATCAAGTCAGAAATCAACGAAGTTTATGACGATGAGGAGCGTAGAAAAATTGCAAATCAGTGCTTGCGTTATGCCGATGAATGGGTTACAATGTGCTGTGCGTCTGGAGTGCAGCGTTCAGAATTTTCCAATAAGCGTTTAAAAAATGACTGCTATCGTTTCGTAAAAGATAATGTTATTACAGAATACAAACAAAATCATGGATCAGTTGTAATCAGCTTTATAGTAATATATGTGATATTACCAATAATATTGAAATGGATTATTGAGAAGATATTTAAAAAGTTAACTAGCTGATTTCAGATATTTACTTACACATTATAGGAGCAATATATATGTTGGTCAAGAAACGCAGTGGCGAAGTTGAAGAATACAATGTGGAGAAAATACACAAAGTTTTAGAATGGGCCACTTATGATATAGCTAATGTTTCTTTTTCCGACATAGAGATGAACGCTCACCTATCTTTACATGATGGTATAAGTACGAAAGAAATACATCAAATTTTAATTAAATCTGCCAATGATTTAACTTCTAAAACATGTCCTAATTATCAATATGTTGCCTCTCGCTTATTAAATATGTCTCTTCGTAAAGACCTGTGGGAAAGGCATGATTCTCCACCATCTTTATATGATCATATATGTAAAAATGCCCAAGAAGAAGTGTATGATAAAAATCTTTTTACTAAGTGGACGAAGGATGATATAGAAGAAATAGAAAAACACCTAGACCATAATCGAGATTATTTATTTACATATGCCGGTTTGCAACAAATGATTGACAAATATCTTGTAAAAAATAGGAGTACAGGTAAAATTTATGAAACTCCACAATTTGCCTATATGTGTATAGCACTATCATTATTTCACACAGTTTCAGAAGTATTAGAAGCGTATAAATACTTCTCTACACACAAAATAAATCTACCTACACCAATCATGGCCGGTGTAAGAACCAAAATAAAACAGTTTGCCAGTTGTGTTCTAGTCGATGTAGAGGACGATTTAAACTCTATTTTTGCTAGCGTACACGCTGTTGGTAAGTATACCGCAAGAAGGGCTGGCATCGGATTAAATATTGGAAGAATTAGACCTATCAATTCTAGTATACGTGGTGGCGAAGTAATACACACGGGCTTAATTCCTTATCTCAAAATATTTGAATCCACAGTAAAAGCAACTAGTCAAAATGGTATTCGTGGTGGTTCTGCCACTGTGCATATCCCCTTCTGGCATTACGAGATAGAAGACGTTGTGTCTTTAAAGAATAATGCCGGAACTGACGATAACAGAGTTAGAAAGCTAGATTATTCTGTGCAATTTAATAAGCTATTCTACGAACGGCTAATTAATAATCAAGATATAACTTTAATGAGTCCAGAAGAAACCGATGGACTTTATTCTGCAATGGGTGATGATTATGAAACATTTAAGAGATTATATGAGAAGTATGAAAATCACAGATCGATAAAAATAAAAAAGAAAATCAATGCACGAAAACTAGCAGAAATATTTGCTAAAGAAAGACTCGAAACTGGTAGAATATATGTGATGAACATTGATAATGCTAACGAACATGGTTCTTGGTCTGTACCAGTTTATATGAGTAATCTATGTCAAGAAATTATACATCCAACAAAGCCTATTCATGATATAGCAGATAAGGATGGAGAAATTGGAATCTGCATATTATCAGCCTTAAATCTACTAGAACTACACTCCGATCAAGATATTGAAAATGCTTGTTCTATAACTGTTAAGACTTTAGAATCCATTATTGATTATCAAGATTATCCAGTATTAGCTGGGGAAAACTTTACTAAGAATAGGAGATCTCTAGGTATAGGAATTACAAATTTTGCTGGATATCTAGCTAAAAATAAACTAAAGTATGATGATCCTGCAACTTTAAAGTTTGTACATACAGCTATGGAAAAAATACAATGGTATTTACTTAATGAGTCGTGCAAACTGGCAGAACAACTAGGACCGTGTAATAAGTTTAACGAAACAAAATATTCTCATAAACTTTTACCTATTGATTGGTACAAAAAAACAGTTGACGAGCTAGTCAGTCCAGAGTATACTATGGATTGGGAGGGTTTGCGAAACAGAATAGCACAACACGGTCTGAGACACTCCACTCTTACGGCTATTATGCCATGCGAGTCATCTAGTGTTATTCAAAATAGTACAAATGGAATTGAACCTGTACGTAACTTAATTTCATATAAGAAAGCTAAGAACGGTGTACTTAAACAGTTGGTTCCAAATTATAGTTCCAGAAAGAATTTTTACACTTTAGCGTGGGAAATGCAAGACAACAAAGCTATATTAAATATTTGTGCTGTACTGCAAAAGTTTGTTGACATGAGCATTAGCGTAAATCTATACTACAATTATTCACATTATCAAGATGGAAATATTCCACTAAGCACGTTGATTAAAGATCAAATATATGGTTATAAATACGGCATCAAAAATTTCTATTACTGTAACACTCCAGATTCTGATGGAGATACAGAAAAAGAATTATCTAACAACTGTGAAAGTGGAGCGTGTGCAATATGAAACGTAGAAACTTCTTACTATCGACAGGCGTTGCTGGCATAACAGCAACTATGAATAATATCAGTTTTTCTATCAACTATAACAATGATCCAAAATTTACCTCCAATGATAATAGCGTTATATACCTATATCTTAGCGGTGGACCAACACACATTGAAACATTTAATCCACTGCCATTAGCCCCATCTGATAGAAAATCTATTACTGGTAATATACACACTAAAATACCCGGATTTGCAATTGGTGGTATGTGGGATAAAATAGCAAATCAAACAAACAAGATGACGGTAGTAAATAGCTTCCACCACTCTGATCCAAACCATGAAAGTGCAACACATTGGATGTTAACAGGAGAAAGAACCACTCCAAATAGTCCACCCAAGTGGCCCAGTTTTGGTAGTGTTATTTCTGGACAATATGGGACGAATATAAAAAATGGTCTACCTTCCTATATCAAGTTAAATACAATTCAATACGATGGTGCCGCATGGATGGGTACTAAATACATGGGCTATACTGCTAGTAGAGAAGGTGTAGATGATCTGTTTATGAAAAATGAGAAGAAGTTCAAAGATAGAATGAAGATGTTAGAGGTACTTGAAAAGCATAGCCCAATACCGGATGATCGTAATGCTAACGCTTGGCTTGAATTAAGAAGTCAGGCTGTAGACGTATTAGTAGGAAAAGCTAGTGAAGCTTTCCTAATAGAAAAAGATAAAGACTTTGCTAACTACAAAGATAGCCAACTTGGCAAAGATATGCTTACTGCTATTAGACTTATAGAGGCCGGCGTAAAATTTGTTACAATTAATTACGGCGGATGGGATATGCATGATAACATACTAAACGGTTTAAAAAGTAAAGTACCGGCATTAGATCATGTATTGTCCATGTACTTTAATTCAGCAGAGCAAAGAAATATCAACTATAAAAATCTATTAGTAATGAGTGGTGACTTTGGAAGAACTCCAAAAATCAATAAAGATGCCGGTAGAGATCATTGGCCGCATCTAGTTCCGCTATTACTAGCTTGTGATACATATGAAATGAATAGAGTAATTGGTGCCTCTGATAGTAATGGAGAAAGGCCAGTAGACCATCCATTTGAACCAGAAGATTTAAAATGGACTATTTTAGAGCATATGGGTGTAAATAAAGATGCGGATTGGTATAGCATAGAAAATAGGCCAATGATGTTCGTACAAGAAAACGCAAAAAATATTCTGAGGTATTCAATATAATATGCAAACAATACTAAATAAAAAGAACGTCAATTATCTAAATCAACCTATATTTTTAGGTGAAGATCTATCATTACAGCGATATGATAAGTTTAAGTATCCTGTCTTTTTTGATCTATATAAGAAACAGCTAGAATTTTTCTGGAGGCCAGAAGAAATAGAATTAAAAAAGGATAGAAACGATTTTAAGAATGACAGTATTATGAGTCCAAACGAAAGATTCATTTTTACGTCGAATCTAAAATATCAAACAATGATGGATTCTGTGATATGTCGTGGAGTTCCAACTTTAGTAAATTACGTTTCTAATCCAGAATTAGAAGCGTGTATGAACGTGTGGCAATTTTTTGAGCAAATACATAGTTATAGTTATACATATATCATCAAAAATGTGTATAGCGATCCTAGCGAGATTCTAGATAGTTGTCTTACCGATAAAGAGATCTTAAAAAGGGCAGATGTAGCAATTAAGGAGTATAATACTCTTAGGGAGCTTGGTAATTCTACAAAGAAAAAAGATCTTAAAAAACAGATATACTTAACCTTAATTAGTGTAAATATATTAGAAGCAATTCGTTTTTATGTCTCATTTATTTGTGCGTTTGCCTTTGCGGAAAATAAAAAGATGATAGGCAATGCAGATATCATCAAACTTATTAAGAGAGATGAGGCTTTGCATCTATATAATACCCAAGAAATAATTAAGATTTTGAGGACTGTTCCAGAAGAAGGTTTTGTCGAAATAGCTTCCGAGTGCGAAGAGGAGGCTTGCAAAATGTTTGATTCTGCTGCTACGGAAGAAAAGGCTTGGTCACAGTACCTGTTTAAAGATGGCTCAATTATAGGATTAAATGATAGGGTAATGTGTGAATATATAGATTGGTTGTGTATGACTAGGCGTAAGAATATAGGATTGCCATACGAAAAAGGATATAAAAATCCAATAGCTGGATGGACTGATCCTTGGATGAATAGTGAATCTGTACAAGTTGCACCACAAGAACATGAAATTACTTCATATAAAATTGGCGCTAGTAAGAACGATTTAGAAGAAGTTGACTTAGGAGGTTTTAGTCTATGAGTTGTACAAAGTTTATGGATTATATACAGGTATCATTACTAAATAGTAATGCTAAAATACCCACAAAAGCTCATAATGATGATGCTGGATTTGATTTATATTCTAGTGTTGATATAAACATAGCACCTAAATCAAGAGCTACAATCAATACATCAATAGCAATAGCGATGCCAAGCAATTTTGCCGGTTTAATTTGGCCTAGATCTGGCCTATCTGTTAAACACGGTATAGATGTTTTGGCTGGAGTGGTAGATAGTGGTTATAGGGGAGAAATACTAGTATGTCTATACAATACTTCAGATGATATCGTAGAGATTCATACTGGGGATAGAATCGCTCAGATTATATTCCAAGAGGTTCCTCGCGTATCATTATCAGTCAATGCAACGTTAGGTTCCTCGCAACGAGGGAGTAATGGCTTTGGAAGCACAGGCACATAATAACAACCGAAAAGATAAAAAAGCAAATAAGAAAAAAACCAGTTCCACAAATTCGCTAGAAGCTAAGACAGAAAATCAAAAAAATTATATACGCTCTATTATAGAAAACGATATTATTTTTTGTACTGGACCGTCTGGCAGTGGTAAATCTTTTATTGCCGCTGGACTAGCTGCACAAAAATTACTAAAAGATGAAATAGATACTATTATTGTAACTAGACCTTTAGTATGCACTGGCAGAGACATAGGCTCACTACCCGGAGAATTGAATGAAAAAATTAAACCATATCTACAGCCAATGGAAGAAAATTTAAGGTTTTTCCTTGGTAGAGATTTATTTGGTTTATATTTTAATCAACGTAGAATTAGATTTGAACCTCTGGAAACTATGCGTGGATCTACATTTCATAAATCTTATATGATTTTAGATGAAGCTCAAAATTGCACTCTAGAACAAATTAAAATGTTCATAACTAGAATGGGACAGGATAGTAAAGTGCTTATAAATGGAGATAATAAACAAACCGATATCTATACTAAATGTGGATTAGATTTTTGTATGGATAGGTTGTCTAGCGTTCAAGGTGTCGGAATCTGTCGATTGGAGTATCATGATATACAGAGGAACGGAATTTTAGGGGCTGTGCTTTACGCATTAGAAAAGTAATGCTATACGATTATCAATGTGCTAGTTGTCAATATTTTATGATCGATGTATATCAATCGATTCACGATGCCCCATTAGATACATGTCCTAATTGTGATAGTAAATCTTTGGAAAGAATAATTAGCGGTGGACTTGGGGCATTTGTTAAAGATGTAAAAACTATTGGTCAACTAGCGGACCATAATTGGAAAAAATTAGGATCATACGAAAAATCAGACATGGTGCATCAAGACAAAAGGGTAATAGAAGAAAAACCTCAGTTTTATGGAAATGCTAGTAAGTCCCAAATAAGTAAAATGACAGAAGCACAAAAACAAAAATACATTATAACAGGTGAAACATGAAGTATGTTGAGAAGAATACAGACCTATCTGAAATAGATACTAGTATAACGGTTACCTTCTTTGACAAGAAGGGAAATATTACAGATGATAATAGAAATGCTTTTGGGCAAATCATTACAAAGCAAAAAGCAGATGGTTCTAATCATAAACAGTATCAAATATCAACATATAATAATGTGTTATATGACCCAATGGGTGCAGACGGTCACAGAAAAAATATCAATCTTGTACTCAAAACTGTGGACCAACAAACGTTTGATTATTATATCATGTACCTAAAGACAAAAAATTCATTATATATGACTAGAGCGCAAAGGAGTTTTATCAATGGCTAAAAAAGGACCGATTGGAAAAGTAGAAGCATTTTATATAGACAACAATTACAAGAACATGACCGTTGCAGAAATTGCTACAGATCTAGATAGAACAATAACGTCTATAGAAAGCTACATTAAAAAGAATCACGTTAGACAAAAGCCAACAATTACTGTGGGTGATCAATTTGCTAGAACTAATGGCGTTACGATAATGACAGAAAATGCATCAAGTATGTCTGATGAAAAAAGAAGAAATAGTAAAACTATTAACAAGCCTAAAACATCTTGCATAACTAAAATAAAATGAGCTACATATTTGGTAAAGAACAATTTCTACAAAAGTATAAACAGCTTTCTAGCCAAGAAAGAAGAAATATATGGATCATTGTTCATACATCAGATGAATCTGACATTTATTTAGAAGACTATAGTGATTGGCTAACTATTGGGAATTATTGTAACGCTAACAAGTTAACTATTAGTAAAATTTCTCTACAGTATAAAAGTCATGTTGTAGATTTTGATACTACTAATGCCGATGGTGTTTATTTATCCAAAACGGCAAAGGGTACACTTGGCGGTGAAACAAAGCAGTGCTATAGCATTGGTGTGTTAAGGGAAAATAAAATATATCGCACACTATATGCTATACCAGAATTGATAGAAGATCTAAAATTAGAAGACGAAGTTGAAAACTGTTTGAAAGAGGCTTTAGTTGTATATGACAAAGAAAGATAAACCTTCATTATTCAACCAAAAGTATCAATCTCAATGGTCAGAAACTCATAAGTATAAACATATCCATACTGGTGAGTATTGCACTTTTGAAGCGTATGTTGCTGAATATATTGTACTTAGAAGGGCTGAAAAACTAAATCTAGGTAAACCTTCCTACAAGTTTTGGACTAAGGGAGATCCTAATCACTGGTTGTGGAAAAAACAACTTGGTGCAGCAAGACAGCTTAAAAAGAAATATAGCGAAGAAGCAATATTGAGAGCAATCAAATCAAAAGAATTTGACAAACTGCTAGTACTTGGTGTGCAAGATGGTAGGGGCTACAAGATTAATCCGCTTGCGGAACGTGTTATCGCAATGTATGATAGTAGGGTAAGGGAAGAAGCAGACAAGCAAAAGGCACTTGAAGCACCAATTACTACCGAACCTCCACAACAATTGGAACTAAGAAAAACTCAAACATCAACTAAAAATAAGACAATGTTAAATAAATTGAGGGACTTATGAATAAAACAAAAAAGAAATCAATATCTAAGTTTGACTCCGATGTAGTAAGCAATTCTGTCATTACTAAGTATGGAGATGTTGTGCGAAGCGGAACGGAAGTTCTAGAGTCCATTAATAGTCTAGAAGTTATAGGCTTATCTCCAGCATTAGATATTGCACTAGGTGGAGGTTTAAGAGAAGGTTCTGTTGTAGTCATGACGGGCGATCCGAAAAGTGGTAAAACTACAACCGCTTTGCATTTTGCTGCTAAATGTCAAGCTAAAAATAAAAGAGTAATCTATGTCAATACTGAAGGTAGATTATCAAAACAGAATTTTGAAGGAATAAAGGGTCTAAATCCAGACAATATTATTATCATCGAATCAACAGATGATAGAATACTAACAGCCGAAGATTTTCTCAACATTATAGAGTACTATATCAACAATGATCCCGGCTGTTTAATAATAGCAGATTCTTTATCAAACATGGTTCCCGCTTGTGAACTTGAAGGGGAGGTTAGGACCGGTGTTAGAAATGCTTTACCTAGATTACTATCTATGTTTTTTAAGCGTATTAGTGGCACGTTGATGAAGAATAAAATTATGCTAATTTGCATCACACACAATATTGCTAATACCGGAGGATCTCCATATGCACCATCAAAAATGGCAGATTGTGGAAACATGTTACAATATCAAGCTGGAACCAATATGATTATTACACATCGTGGTAAGTGGCAAGTACCAAAAGACACTGGCGAACACGTTGGACAAATTGCTAACTGGTCTATTAAAACTTCTAACGCTGGTGGAAGACCAAATAGCACCGCCGAAAGTTGGATTCGATATGGTGTAGGAATAGACGAAGTGCAAGAAATTATTCACATAGCTTGTGAGTTTAGATTAATAAAGGCTAGTGGAGCTTGGTACACTATATCATGTGCTGTAGAAAATACAAATCATCCAATAATCTCAAAGATATTATCAGACAATAATATATCTGGAGAAGAAAACGTTGAAAAATTCTTTAAGTTTCAAGGTGTTAACAATGTATGCGAATTCTTAACACAGAATAAACTGATTGCAGATTTTGTATACGAAAAAATAAAGGAGCTATATTGAAAGTTGTTGGAATAAATGGTAAAGAATACGTATGGAATTTAGCTGGATATGATGTCAAAGCCAATGATACAAGATCAAGATCTAAGTACCATTTAAGAGCTAGAATCTTACTAAAAGATATATTTCATAGTTATAGGATACTTGAAGAGGTTAAATTACCCGGAAGTACCGCAAGGCATCGAAGAGGGGTTTTGTATTTAGACTTTTTCATACCACAGGTTAATATGGCAATTGAAGTTCACGGTCAACAACACTATGAATTTAATCCATTTTTCCACAAGAACAAAGCAGATTTTGTCTTGTCTCAAGCCAAGGACTATGATAAAATGGAGTGGTGCCGCATCAACAAATTAAGATTAGTTACTCTAAAGTATTCTGACTCAAATGAAGATTGGAGACGACAAATTGTCAACCGCTAAAGAAAATCTTGAACAACATATTAAAGACATAGACGACTACATCAATGGACACAACACAAAATTCTCATCTTTTAGAGAAGAGTTTTTGTTGGTAGCAGATATGTCAATAGAAAATCTGAAGAAACTTACTAAAGATGAACTATTTGATAGTGCTTATATGTTATATAGTTATGCTTCATATATACAAGACGATATAAATCGTAATAAAATTGCGTTAGATTGGTGCAATGATCAATTAGAGAAATTAGTTGTAAAACATAATGACACTTTTGATAAATATACCAAACACGAATCTAAGAAACAAATTATAGTTCAAGAAAATAGCTATGCAGCAAAAGTAGATCAAATGAGATTAGTAGCAGAAGCAAGACTACAATCTCTAGATGGCAAGGTTTATGAGATCAAGAGAAAAGCGGATATCCTACTAGAAAAGGGCAAAAGATCATGAGTATGGAAGAATTTATAAAGACGTTAAGCGAAGAACAAAAGCAAGCTTTGTTAAAAGCTTTAAGTGATAATAAGCCCACGACAGAGCAAAGTGAACAAACAACAATAAAGAAACATATTAGCAACAGTCAAAGTCAAAATTTTATCACAGAAACAAAACCTAAGATACAAAATCAACAAAGGAGAGAGCCAGTGAGAGGAAGGGGAAATGAATGGGTTGATACTGGAGAGGGTAGAGATATTTTTACTCCAGAAACAGAAAGAACTCCTAGGAAAAGACCGCCACCAGTAAAACAAATGGTAGAATGTCACGCCTGTGGAAAAACATTTAAAGCAGACAAGAGATTTATTTATGGAGAATATGTCCGATGCGATAGGTGTGTGGGGAAAAAGCGATAATGGAAGAAAAACTAATTGATGTTGGGTCTGAACGTGCAGTGTTGGCTGGGCTTATACAACACGGATTAGATGGACATATTACAGTATGTGACTTGATATCTCAGGATACGTTTGGTAATCATAATAACCAAATGTTATATAGGTGTATTGAACATATTCTTCACAAAGAACAAAAAATAGATATACCTTCTCTTCTCGCTGCCGCAGAGGTTCTACATTATTCAGAAACTATAAATACTACTCAAGAACTAAAGTATATTAAATCGTTGTTTGATTTTCCAATCAGTATAGAAAATATACTAAGTTTTACAATACAGCTAAAGAAGTTTGAATTTGCCAGAAAGATAAAAAAGTTAACCGCTAAAATTCATAAAGATGTAGATAAGGTAACTGGCAATGAGAGCATCAATGAAATTGTTCAAATCTTAGAAAGTCCAGTAACAGATTTTCTTAGAGAAGAAGATAACAGTGGAGAAACTCCAGCTAAAATTGGATCTAACATAAATGAGTATATAGATTTTCTAATAGAGAACAAGTGCGATATAATTGGTATACCAACAGGCTTTAGTAGATATGATCAAGCAATTGGTGGTGGACTACGCAGAAAGTGTGTAGACTTAGTATCTGCAAGACCTAAAGTGGGTAAATCTGTTTTTGCTGATAATGTTGCTTTGAATATTACATCTCTTGGCATTCCGGTTCTAGTGCTAGATACGGAGATGTCCAAAGAAGATCATCTTAATAGATTGTTAGCTAATATTAGCGGCATACCAATAAATGATATTGCAACTGGAAAATTTTCTGAGGATGAAGATAAACACAGAAAAATACAACAGGCTATGGCAACCCTAGAAAAGGTTCCATATAGTTACATTAGTGTTGCTGGTAAACCGTTTGAGTCAATCTTAAACTTAATCCGTAGATGGGTTGTACAAGAAGTTAAAACTGATGAAACTGGTAAAACGAATGATTGCGTAATAATTTATGATTATTTGAAGTTGATGTCTTCCGAGTCTATAACTAATAATATACAAGAATATCAAGCTCTTGGATTTCAAATAACATCTTTACATAATCTATGTGTTAAATTGGATATACCATGTCTATCATTTGTTCAGTTGAATAGAGATGGCATTACTAAAGAAAGTACAGACGCTGTTAGCGGTTCTGATAGATTAATTTGGCTATGTACATCATTTACTATATTCAAAGCAAAATCTCCAGAAGAACTAGCAGAAGATGGTCCTAATGCTGGCAATAGAAAGTTAGTCCCAATTGTAACAAGGCATGGTGCTGGACTAAACGACGGAGACTATATTAATATGCAAATGGTCGGTTCTCATGCTAAATTATTAGAATTGAGAACTAGAAATGAATTTAAAAATCAACCAGTTGGTGATACCGGACTAGTAGCAAAAGAAGCTATGGATAAAATCAAAAATGAACTTACAGACGATCAAGAATCAACTGAATAATAATATTGAAAAAGTGTTGACAAAGTTAGATATTGACTATGAATTATTTTCAGAAAATATCTATTCAATATGTCCAATTCATCAAGACAGTGATAATCCAAGAGCATTTTCTTTTTCTAGAAATAAAGGAATTTGGAAGTGTTGGACTAGAGACTGTCAAAATGAACATGGTAATGATATATTTGGTCTAATAAAAGGTGTCTTATCACAACAAAAGAATCAACCAATAGACTTTTCAGATGTTCTAAAATGGTCTAAAAATCTATTAGAAATCAATGGAAGCGTTAGGATAGAACATAAAACAGAAGAAGTAGAAGAAGATCAATTTGTACAATTAGTCAACAATATAAATAAATTTCATTCAAAAGTTCAGAACACTAAAACGCCGTCTATTAAGATTGACTTTGAGTTACATAACTCGTCTGAATATTTTATAGACCGTGGATTTGATAAAAAAACGTTAGATCATTTTGGTGTGAAAGATTGTGAGCAAAGCGGTATAATGAAAGATAGAGCAATCATACCAATTCATGATGATCTTGGAAGAAATATTATTGGCTTAATTGGAAGATCTACAAAAGAATATCGTACACCTAAGTTCATAATATACCCCAAGGGTTTTGACAAAAGAAACTATTTTTACAACTATCATAGAGCAATAGAAAAAGCAAAAGAAACTTCATGTCTATATATATTAGAAGGTCAAGGTGATGTTTGGAAAATGTACGAAGCTGGAGTAATAAACGCTGTCAGTATTTTTGGTAAAACTTTAACAGAACAACAGATAGATAAATTACTGAAGTTGCCGATAACGCACTTAATCATCTTAACAGATAATGATCAGTCTGGTAAAGAATCAAAAGTACAAATAAAACGTCAACTAGGTAGAATATACAAATTGTCTTTTCCAAAAATTACAGAAAAGGACATTGGAGATATGACAATAGAAAAAATACAAACATCCATTTTGTCAAATATGAAAGGAACATATTGATGGCTAAAATAATAGCTATATCTGGAAGAAAACAGTCTGGTAAAAATACTGTAGCTAATTTTATTACTGGGTCTATTCTGAAAAATAAGGGTATGATCCAAGATTTCAATATAAATAATGATGGTAATCTTGAGATAAAAACTACCAATTCTAAAAATGAAATTGGCTGGGGCGTACTAGATTTAATGAGAAAAGATGAAATTTTTATTAACTATGCAGAAAATGAATTGTGGCCGCACGTAAAAATCTATCACTTTGCTGATCCACTAAAAGAGATTTGCACAAATCTATTTAATATAGATACAAAAACTGTTTATGGTAATGATAAACAAAAAAATAACAAAATCAATCTTAACTGGGAAGATATGCCAGAAAATCATGATAGTAAAAAGGGACGCATGACTGCTAGAGAATTCATGCAACATTTTGGCACAAATATATTAAGAAAAATGAAAGACGACATTTGGGTACAAGCTACAATCACTAGAATATTTGGTGAAAATTCAGAAATTGCTATTATACCAGATGTCAGATTTCCAAATGAAATAGAAGCAATTAAAGACAATGGCGGAACTGTTATCAGACTTACAAGAAATGTATTCAACGATCCACACCATTGTGAGAGTATTCTAGATAAAAATGTGTATGATTGGTCAAACTTTGATTATGTAATAGAGAATCATGGTGTATCTGTCAAAGATTTGACATGCGAGTTGAACAAAATTAATAACCTCTGGAACATATAATATGATTGTAACATATATTCGGTCTTCTAGTTATAATAACTACTCGTATTGTGAAATGCAGTATTTCATAACGTATGTGCTTGGATACCAACCGGTTAGTGGTAAAAAGGCAGATTTAGGAACAATTACCCATAAGGTTATGGAAGTATTAGCAAAGCTAAAAAAAGAATTACAGGATAATCATAATCAAAAAACTTTACTAGTCAATGATGACGCATTGGGAAAAATCAGTACATCTAAATCAGATTTTTCTAGTGATAAGCTAGTAGATAAAATACTGGACAAAAGTTTTAGTTTCTATTCGTCTAAATCTACTCATACTTTTACAAAAGCCGATAAAAATACATGCTTAGATATGTGCTGGTCGGCTTTAAGTTTTAACAATGGACAATTTGATCCAAGAAATAGAAATATAGTTGCAGCAGAGCCTCATTTTGATATTCCAATAGATGAAGATTGGGCGCACTACGAATATGAAATAAATGGTAAACTTATTAAAGGGCAACTGGCTATTAAAGGCACAATAGATCTAGTAACTGAAATTTCTAATGGCACACTTGAGGCTGTAGATTGGAAAACTGGTAAAAGGCTAGATTGGGCAACTGGTGAGGAAAAAGACTACGAAAAATTAAATAAAGATCCACAATTACTACTCTATAATTACGCCCTATCCAAGTTATTTCCAGAATACGAACAGTCAATAATGTCCATCTTTTTTATTAAGGATGGAGGTCCATTTTCTCTATGTTTTGACAAGTCTGATCAAGACAGATTTCTTAGTATGCTAAAAGACAAATTCTCAGATATACAGAAAAATAACCTACCAAGACCAATATCTGTAGATCGTACCAATTGGAAATGCACTAAATTATGCCACTATTGTAAGACAAATTGGCCCGAAACGGATAAAAATATGTGTATCTATATAGACGAGTACTTAAAAAAACACGGAATGCAAAAAACTGTAAACGATTGTACAAGATCTGGATTTGACATAGGATTTTATGAGGCTCCGGGTTGAAATGTCAAAATTATTAACCATAGGAATGGCTACTTATGATGATTTTGATGGTGTTTACTTCACCATACAGGCTCTTAGGTTGTATCACCCAATCTGTAATTCTGGAGATGTGGAAATTATTGTAATAGATAATAATCCAAATTCAAATCACGGTGCCACTAATAAACAATTTATCAGTTGGGTCAAAAATGGTAGATACATTCCATACACTCTAAAAACAAGCACGGCGGTCAGAAATGAAATTTTTAAACAGGCCCAAGGCAAGTACTGCATATCTATGGACTGCCACGTATTGCTTTGTGGGGGCGCTATTGAAGCATTGCTAAAGTACTATGAAGTCAATCCAGACTGCAAAAATATCGTACAGGGACCACTAGTTTACGATCATCTAGATTTTGATTCTGCGTCAACACATTTTAATCCGTGTTGGGATTCTTGTATGTATGGCAAATGGGCAACCAATCATGAAAAACTCAATGAGGGAAAACCGTTTGAGATTCCTATGCAGGGTTTAGGAGTGTTTTCTTGCGAAACAAAAAATTGGGTGGGTTTTAATAAACATTTTAAGGGTTTTGGTGGAGAAGAAGGATATATTCATGAGAAGTTTAGACAATTTGGTGGCAAGGCAATATGTCATCCAGAATTTACTTGGGTGCATAGATTCAATAGACCAAATGGTGTTAAGTATCCACTAATCTTAGAAGATAGAATATGGAACTATTTTGTTGGGTGGTTAGAGTTGACCCAAGATCCAAATCATACAATTATCCAAGAAATATATAATCATTTCAAAGATAAGATTCCAACAGGCAGTATAGATAATATTTTTCAAATGGCAAAAAACAAAATTTTAATATAAGGAGATATCATGCCCCTTCCAAACAGAAATAAAGATGAAAAAAGAGACGATTTTGTTGCTAGATGTATGCAAAACGACACAATGAAAAGTGAATATCCAGATCAAGCTCAAAGAGTAGCTATATGTATTAGGCAGGCTACCGCTGATTGTAGCATGATAGAAGCAGCAGACTTCGAATTACAAATGGAATCTGGATATGAAGAAGAATTGACAGAAGATAATTTCTACATACCCGTAGCAGCAGAATATGTAGATTTTGGAGAAACAGCAGAAGAATGGGATTGTGCTAAAGAACGTCCCGGATTGTGGGAGAATATTAGAAAGAAAAAGGAAAGAGAAGGTAAAAACTATAAGCCAGCAAAGCCGGGAGATCCAGATAGACCAGATAAAGACGCTTGGAAAAAAGCCCAATCCGATAGCGGAAACGAAATGGCTATTGAACAACTACAAAAAATGCATGATCAATTAATGGGAGTTGTCATGAAATTAAAACTTATGGAAGTTGAATTTCAAGATTGGACAAAAGATATGATTTCTAAAGCAGAAGTATATATTCAAAATGTCTTTGATTTTGTTACATATTATGAACCCGGAAAATATGAAGACGAATATGTAGAGGAACCATCAGAAATAGAAGATGAGGAAACAGAATCTAAATATCAATATGAAGATCCAGTTACTAGAGAAGTATTTACATATACGCAGAGAAAAACATACAAAAAAGATGGCAAGACTTTAATCTATCTAGGTGAAGCTAGTGAATATCAAGGTAGAAAGGTACAACTAAATAAGCCATTTAGAACACCAAAGGGTCCAAAAAAGTTTAGCGTATACGTTAAGAACGAAAAGGGTAATGTGGTCAAGGTAAATTTTGGTGATCCAAATATGAAAATAAAGAAAAATATACCGGAACGAAGAAAAAGCTTTAGAGCAAGACACAATTGTGATAATCCCGGCCCCAAGTGGAAGGCTAGATATTGGTCATGCAAAGCTTGGTAAAGAAATGGAAGGATCATCTCGACTCTAATAACATGACATACTGTGAACATTGGATGTTTGCAGTGTGTCATGGGTTGAGATGTATAAAAGCCGGATTTTGTCTTATATTACATGGTAATTTTCCATGTTTTTTAGTGCATACTGGTAGTGAATTGATACATAAATTAGAACAAGATTTTACTAAGAGAGAAAAGGATATTGATGATGAAAAAACCAATACTAAGACCGTTAAGTAATGGCCCTAGATCTTCTGACAAAGAACCAAAAAAAAGACCTCTCTTGCCGTTGAAAAATTCTTGATCGTAGGGTAAGATAGAGTATCGACACGTTGCACATAGGAGAAATATACATTGAATTGGTTTCCACTTAAAAACTTGACACATTACAGTTTGTTAAAAGCGTTTTCTAAGCCAAAAGAATTAGCATCTCTATGTGCTAAGTTCGATTATCCAGCCTGTGGAATATGTGATTATAAATCTATATCTGGTGCAGTGTCGTTTTTTCAAGCTTGTAAAAATGTTGGTATAAAACCAATTATTGGCTGCACGTTTGATAATAACACCGTGTTTGCAAAAAATAAAAATGGATGGCTGGATCTAATTACTCTTGTATCTTCAATGGATGATAACGGTCAAATACCAAATGACATCGTTCAAGATATCAACGATAGAAAAAATCTTATATATGTAAATGAGATCGGCATTAACAATAGTTTTTATACTAAACCGGAACATGCGAACTTACACAGAGTATTATTATGCTCAGAATTAAAGACTACACTTCCAAAGATTCAAAAGCAGGTTCGTAAAGGAGAATTATCTGAAGATATATCAGACTACTTTAAAAGTGATAATAAGCATATTGTTCCACAAAAAGTATGCAAGAAATTACAAGAAGTTTATAACACATGCGAGGATTATGACATTCTTAGTAAGCCAATTTTACCAAAGTTTGAGTGTCCAAATAATTTATCCGAAGAGGAATATCTTAAAACGTTGGCTAGGAATGGATGGAGAGAATTGCTAATTAACACTGGCAAGGTAAAAGACAGTCATAACAAAGATATCTATCTAAAAAGATTTAACCTAGAACTAGAAGTAATTAAAAATGCAAACTTGTTCGGATATTTTCTCATAGTACAAGATATTATGAACTATGTCCAAAAAATGGGATGGATGATAGGACCGGGAAGAGGTTCTGCCGCAGGGTGTTTAATATCATACCTTATAGGTATAACACAAATAGATCCAGTAGAATATGATTTATTGTTTGAAAGGTTCTATAATGCTGGCAGAAATTCAGATGATCATATATCATTACCAGATATAGATATGGATGTGCCAGCACAAAAAAGAGATTCTGTAATACAGTACTTAAAAGAAAAATATGGACATCAACATGTAAGTCAAATGATCACTTTTGGAAGATTGCAGGGAAGAAGTGCCATCAAAGAAGTATTACGAATTAATGAGGCTTGTTCTTTTGCTGAGATGAATGCTATCACAAAGAGTGTTCCAAATGAAGCAGAAATTTCAGATCAGCTTGCAGAGATGGATGATGAAGATCGATCAATTATCAAGTGGTCACTAATAAATAGATCTAAAGAATTACAAGATTTCTGTTATCTAGATGATAATGGAGCATTGCAGGGACAATATTCTGAATTTTTTCAACAAGCAATAGAAATAGAAGGGACATTTAAAACACAAGGCAAACACGCTGCCGGGGTTGTTATATCAGCAAATCCTCTGAATGGTGTATGCCCAATGGTTAAACCAAAACATGGTACAGAAAAGGTGGCTGGACTAGAAATGTCGGACTTAGAGGCTTTAGGTCATGTTAAGTTTGATGTTCTTGGGATTAATCTGTTAGATAAGTTGATGAAAATTAAAGACATAACAATGAACGATACTAACAAAGCATCGGAGACAATATATGGCTAATAGAGACTATATCATTTTTGACTTTGAAACCGGATCTAGAAATCCACACAAAACTCAACCAACCCAAATTGCCGCAATAGCACTAGATGGAAGAAATTTTTCAGTCAAAGGTACTTTTAATAGTGAAATATGTCCAATTTTTGATGAAGAAGAAGCAATAAAACTTGGATTAGATCCAGTAGAAGATGAAGCTCTCAAAATAACACATAAAACAAAAGAACAGCTAGAACAAGCTCCAGATGTAAAATCTGTTTGGAAAAAATTTGCTAAGTTCGTAGAACAATACAATTGGAAAAATGATCCATTTTTTAATCCTGTTCCAGTAGGATTCAATATTATTGGGTTTGACATGATTATTGTGAATAGGTTGTGTCAAGAATATGGCCCTTGGGACAAACAAAAAAACGTACAGAAAATATTTAGTAAAGTCTATAAGATAGATATTATGGATATGATATTTTCTTGGACTGAGGGCGATCCAAGCATAAGATCAATAAGTATGGATTCTTTAAGAGACATTATGGGATTATCAAAAGATAATGCACATGACGCATTACAAGACGTAAAAGATTCAGCAAATATCTTCATTAAGATGATGAAAACCCATAGAGCGGTTTATAGAAATATAGAATTTGAACAAGCTTTTGCTAATGGAAATTTATATGTCAAGTAATATAGTAGCTTTTAGTAATTACGATAATAACTTTTCGGCTGTTAACAGTATAACATATCCACACAATAAAACATACTTTGATAAGCATGACATAGAATATATTGTGTTTAATAACAGCGCAATAAATATGATTAAAACATCTAGTCAACATGTAACTAAGTGCTATTATATTAAGTGGTTATTACTTCAACACATGCTAGAAACAAGGTATGATGTTGATTATTTTTTTGCTATAGATACAGATATAATCATATGTGACTTTGATATAGATTTAAGGCTTTTTACTAAGCTATCGAATAGGGATATTTTGTTGTGTTCTGTAGAAGACTGTTCGCCAAATATGTTTTGGAATATAAATGCTGGATCTATGATTGTAAAAAATAGCGATGCTGTTAAATCTTTCATACGTGCATATTTAGAGATAGCAAAACTATATGACTATAATATTATTGACCAAGTACTATTGCAGGGATTTATAGATAAAAAGCCAGAATACAGACATCTATTTGCTATATTTCCATCTTGCACATTTAATCACGGTGGAGTTGATTCATTCTTATATCACGATTGTAGCATTAGTACATCTAATAGATCTTTAGAAGAATGTATAGCAACAAAGACACGCAATTTAAAAACCGCTATTAATAAACTAACCAATAAACATGAACAATAAACAAACAATACAACATAGAAAAAAATGGATAGATACATATAAAATATCCAGAGGTTGCGATATTTGTGGCTACAATAAGCATCCAGCCAGTTTATGTTTTGATCATTTGCCTAATTTTGAGAAAGCAGAAATAACTAAAAACGGATGTTCAAAAAGAAGTTGTGCTGGTGGTATGTTTATGATGTATGGTAAAAAATACGATGTTGAAGAGTTGATTTCTGAGATCAAAAAATGTAGAATACTGTGTCACAATTGCCACATGGAGTGTACCCATAAAAAAAACATACATCTCAATATTATTCCAGAAATGACAGTTGAAGATTTATTCACAAAGTTGAGAAATGAAAACTATGAAATACAATGATGATAAAACATGGCAGCTATTTGCAGAAGGCAAAACTAAGGGAATCTTTCAATTAGAAAGCAACCTTGGAAAGTCTTGGTCTAAAAAGTTGGCCCCAACAAACATAGAAGAATTATCTGCTTTAATTGCTATTATTAGACCGGGATGTTTAAAAGCATATGTAGATGGAAAATCTATGACACAACATTTCGTAGATAGAAAACACGGAAGAGAAGAGATAACATATCTTCATCCATCGCTAGAAGAAGTGTTGAAAACAACATATGGTGTTCTAGTATATCAAGAACAATCTATGCGTATAGCACAAAAAATAGCTGGATTTGATTTACAAGAAGCAGATATGTTAAGAAAAGCCATAGGAAAGAAGAAGGCTGATCTTATGGCTAAAGTGAAAAAGTCTTTTATAGAGGGTGCTGCAAAGGTTAATATAGTTACTAAAGAAGAGGCAGAAGAAATATTCGGCTGGATAGAAAAATCTTCAAGATACGCTTTTAATAAGTCTCATAGCATTTCATACGCCGTGTGTTCATATTGGAGTGCTTATCATAAAGCTCATTTTACCAAAGAGTTTTTTCTTTCTTATTTATACTACGCTCATGAAAAACAAGACCCACATCAAGAAATATATGAATTAGTTTCTGAAGCTAAAATATTTGATATACAGACTAAAACTCCTAGTGTTAAAAACTTTGCTGAAAAATTCAACATAAAGCATAACAAAATCTATTTTGGATTAAAAGATATCAAATCTTTAAGTGGAAAAAACGGAGACGCAATAATAGAAATTATTGGCGAAATACAAAAAGAACACAAGAAAAAAATTCATGAGTTTACTTGGTTAGAAATATTATTATTTATGTCTCCAAGAATCAATTCTACAGCATTCAAGGCTTTAGTATCTATTGGATTCTTTAGAGATTTAAAAGATCAAGTAACAAGAAACAAAGCTTTATATGACTTTGAAATCATAAAAACTCTAACTAAAGCAGAGTTTAATTGGGTACAACAAAATTATCATACTAATAAGTGGGAAGATTTAGTATCATGTTTAAGATCTTTAGCACCGACAAAGAAAAATGGGGGAGGAACGCACAGTGAGGATAGAAAACAGTCTATAGAAAATGAAATCAACTTATTAATTAATCCTCCGTATGATTTAGAAGATGATCCAAACTGGATTATTGATCAAGAAACTAAATTCTTAGGATGTCCCGTCAGCATGACTAAGATAGAAATATCAGACACATCATCCGCAAATACTTACTGTAAAGATATTGTTAATGGAAAACGTGGTAAAGATTTGTGCATTGTGGGTAATATAGTTAAGTTGTCAGACTATAAAATCAAGAAAGGTGAATCAAAAGACAAATTAATGTCATTTTTGACTATTGAAGACGAAACTTGTATTCTAGATAGTGTAATAGTTTTCCCAAAAGTTAAAGAAAAATATAAGTATATCCTATATGAAGGTAATAATTTACTTTTTTGCGGTTCTGTAAGCGGACAAGATAATGCTTTCATAGTTGATAAAATTCATGAAATTTAGTTGTTTTTTTTGATGTGTACCAGCTAAAATATAAAGAT